GGCGGTGAACAGGGTTTCAACAGACAGGTTCATGACAGGGCGTGCGTTCACAATACAGAACCCCGCATTGAACCAGCTCCGTCACCGTCTATGAAGTCAAGTTCCACTCGAAACGGCATAGAGCCGACAAAGATCGCGGCATCCACTGGCGCGACGGGCGATTTGCTAGAAGCGATCACCCGAAAGTGGTCGTCCGGGCACTACGTGCCAGTGTTTGTTAGCGAAGGAACCAGCAAGGAGAAAGTCGCCGCGATTCGCCGGAGTCACTACCTGACGAACGTGTACGAGGAAGTCCTGCCAGCGATCGGCGAGAGTTTGGTCGTTTATGGCTGGAGCTTTGACGAACGGGACCAGCATGTGCTTGATGCAATCTCGGCGAATCCGCCGAAGCGAATGGCTGTCTCGGTGTTCACGGGTCAACCAGACGGAGATCAGCAGGCGTTCTGCCACCAGGTGCTCAAGGCCGCTGGCCGGTCCTTGCCTGACACCGAGGTGAAGTTCTTCGACTCGCGAAGCCCTGGATGCTGGAACAACCCATGACGTGGTAGGGGCGGCAGCTGCGGTTCTTCGTAGCTAGATTGCAGTCTTCGGTTCGGCGATGAGGAGCATGACCTCTGCCTCTCGTCGGGCAACGAGGCCAGGAAGAATCTTGCCGCCGCCATAGATCCATCGCCGCAGTTCCTGCCCTGCAGCGATCCAGTCCCGCTGATTGATCCGTCGCCTCAGGGTCGATGTCTGAAGCCGCCCTGCGCCGAGGTTGAAGGTGAAGTCGACGACGGCAGCGAGTCGCTCCTCTGGCTCGGTGGCCAGCACCGGGCAGTAGCGAAGCGTGGCGGTGAGTGCTGTGCGCAGGTCCTGACGCAAGTACATCTCGCCCTCTTCCTCGTTGATCGGTGGATGGTCTGGCTTGCACAAACGGCCGTAGCCGATCGTCCAGTAGCCGGCCGGGCAGATATAGGGATGGGCCCGGCGCAGCGGATCTGACCTCGGAATTCGATGGAATCCCTCGAAGCGCTTGGCCAGGGTGATGGCTGCCTGGGGAATCTGGCTCATGGCCGCACCCGGTCGAACACGCGCCCGATGAACCAGAAGTTCAGCACGCCGGCCCACAGGGCTTGGTCGGCTTCGGTCCATGCGTGGAGGATGGCCACGCCCCAGTCGGCACCGCCTTCAATAGCGGCAACGAAGGCGGCCGTCTTGGCAGCGCAGTACAGCGCCATGAACCAGTAAGTGATGACTGGGCGGACGCTGCTTGAGAGGGCATCGGCCCAGCGGATGCCGGTTTTCTCGCCCTGGGTGCGGACGGCTTCGCGCAGCGTCTCGATTGCGCCCACGTTCCACGCTGCATCGGCCCCGGCGCAGATTTCGTTCATGCGCTGCGCACCGCGTAGCTTCTCGAATTCGAGCGCCTTGTCCTGCATCGACAGCTCGTGGCCGCGTTCGCCCTTGCGGTCGAGCCACTTGAGAAGTTCAGGTGCCAAGCGAAACGCGCCGCCGAGCAGACCACCAAGAAGGGTCTCGATCATTGGCCACCTCCGAACACCTTGAACTTGATGAGGGCGCCCGCCACCAACGCCAGCAGGAATCCGGTGGTGAGCATCTTGATGACGGTCTGCCACGCGGTGTGCTTGGCGGTGTTGAAGGCATCGAGCAGGCCGCGCAGTTCTCGAATGTCGTGGGCAGCGTCGTCACCGTCCAAGCCAACATCGGCAAGTGCACGCCTGGCGCCGCGCTCGGCAGCGCGGTCCAGAAGTTCGTCGAAATCCTCCTTGCGCAGGAGGAGCATGTTGTCGACCAGTGCGGGTTTTTGTGGGTCAGTCATAGGGCAGGCTCCAGAAATGCAAAACCCGCCACTCGGGCGGGTTTTCGGGGTTCAGGGGAAAGCGATCAGATGGCGATGCCGGGACTCCAGCCGGTGACCTTGTAGGCCGAGAGCACTGCCTCGTCCTCGATGAAGCAGAGCCAACCGACTTTAGGGATGTGGTATTCCCAGACGCCCGCGATGCGCGCAGCGATCTGATCGGTCTTGCCGCTCCAGACGCCGGTTGCGCCAGCGGGAATGAGGTAACGGTCGCCGTTAACCGGACTGGCAGGTGGTGTGGCCAGATCGCGGTCTTTGACCGACAGGCTGACGACAGCGCCCAGCCGCTTCAGGTTGGCATCCATGCCGGCGCCCCAGCCGCTTTCGCCGAGCGTCCAGCCGTAGTTGAGCCCCAGGTTCGGATCAGTGATTGCGGGCATCAGATACCTCCGTAGTACTTGTCGTAGTGAAGTCCGTAGCCAGCACGCTCGAAGGCGATCGAGTGTTTCTGCAGGCTGATCACGCCCGAGCGGTTGGATTCGAGCTCGATGCGCAGCGCGGCGCTGGGTCGGCCAAGGCCGGAATCAGCGGTGTCGTCCGCTAAGGTGTAGGTCTGGCTGGCGCCGGTCAGGCCGCTGTAGGTACGCCGCAGGCTGCCCGCTTCCCCATAGATGCGAAGCGTGTAGGTCACGCCGGCTTCGGGGCCGATGTTGCCGTTGGTCTGGGGCACCAGGGTCACCGTCTGGCTCAGCCGGTCCCTGTGCGCCCAGGAGATGACCAGGTCGCCCTTGGCGACTGCCGGGTAGGCCACGTTGTTGATCTTGACGTTGCCGGGCGGGTACGGGCGATTCTGGCGGCGGTTCATCGCGAGGGAGTCGGTGGGAGCCGATGCCAGCGCCAGCGTGCCTTTACCAGTCACGGTGAGCAGGCGCGCATTGACCGTTTCGCCAGCGGCGTATTCGGTGGGATCGACACCCTGCGCGCCATCGGCGAACCAGATCCGGCTGCCGGCGGCGTGACTGACCGGCACGGTATCCATGACGCCACGGGTCAGCGTCAGGCTTTGAGTGGTCGTGTTGATAGCGGTGACCAGGACGACTTCGTCGTTGATGTAGGCGTAGGTCCCGGTGGCGACCAGATCGATGTCGAGTTCGCCGCTGTAGGTGACCGTGCTGGTGACCTCTTGCGCGAGGCTGGAAGCCAACACCGCCGTGGGGCAGAACTCGCCTTGGCCGCGCTGGTTGTAGGTCGTGGCCGAGTTCGTCTTGCTGTATAGGTCGTAGTTCAGCGCCCCTGGTGCGGGGCGACCGCCCAGCGTCTGCAGGAAACAGTCGGTGGCATCGAGGTATGCAAGCTCGGATGCAGAGAGTGCGCGGGCCACGTCCCAGTACGGCGCTTCGACCAGACGCCGTGGCGTGGTCGCGGATGGCGCTGGCACCGGGTCGGTCCAGCCGGTGGGCTGGGATGCGGTGTAGACCGCTGACGGCAGGCCGAACACATCCTCGACAGCGTCGATACTGATGGCGCCGTTGGTGAGTGACCCGCCATCGACGCCGGCAATCCGCATCACCAGACCGGCGATCCCGAGCGCAGGCCACTCCAGCTTGAAGACATCGCCCGGGTACAAATTCCAGGCCTTGCGGTTCACCTTGAGCCGCACCTTGGCGAGCGGCGTGGACACGGATGCCAGATCGCGCATCGCGACGCGGGCGGCGAGGTTGTCCGAGGTGATGCCGGGGTAACGGCGAGTTTGCGACACCACGGCGCCCTGAGCCTGGATATTGGCCAGGTCCTGGACCGCGATGCTGGTCTCCTTGAACGTGTCCGGCTTGGTGTAGATGAGCACGATCTCGTTGGTCGTCTCACCCCAAGCAGCGCGCTGAAAGCTCTCCAGCTCGATGACGTTGTCCGGGTTCAGGATGGGGAGCGTCGCTACGGTGTAGTCCGCCCGGCCAGCAGTCGGTCGCACAGCGCCCGGTCCTTTTCCCGCTTAGTCTTGATGTTGCACTTGTTGTCGTCGCGCAGGATCACGGTAATCGTCCGTGCGCGGTCCTTGCCGACCTTTTTCAGCTTGATGGACAGCTTGGCGTAGTTGAGGTGGTGATCGCGGAAGTCGAAGGCGGGGCCGATCAACGACCGGGCGGCCGCGTAGATGTCATCGACGTCCTTGGTCCAGATCCTCACCAGGAGCGACCGACCATTGCCGGCGGCGTAGCCGAGCTCGACGACCTTGACGAACGCTACCGGCTCGCCGGTCAAATCAAAATTTCGCAGCGCCGCCAAGCTCTGGTAGTCGTATTGCTTGAGCGGGATCTTCTCGCCGGTGATGGGCGATTGCAGCAGGGAGTCGGCCACGATGCGCGCCAATGCTTCCCGGCCCGCCGCATCTTTCGACAGCACCTCCAGGTGCCCATTGGCCGGCTCGTAAGTGATGTGCGAAGACACCGCCCGGATCACCTCCTGGGGCACCAATTCGCTCGCCTGCACGCAGTCGATGATTTCCGGCGGGCGGTTGTGGTGGATGCCGATCTGGTAGAGGTCCACGTCTTCGCCGGTCTGCGTATCGGGTCGCAGGCGCTTGAAGATCTGGATCGCGACGGCGTCGTCGGAGCAACCGAGTTGTTGGGCCACGGTCTGGTGGAACGCCGTCTTGGCAGCTGCATCGTCGAGTACAGCAAGGTTGGCGGGCGCCATGAAGCCCGAGTAGCAAGAGGCGCTTTGCCGAAACACGTCGGCCTGCCGGGCGTTCAGCGCTTCCTCGAAGAGCGCGGGCTCGTTGATATGAAGCCACAGCGCCCGCTGGTACTGGTTCGGGATCGCAGCGAAGGCTTCCCGGGCGGCGTCATCGAAAATATCGTCCTTGAAGCCGTCGATGACGTCCTGGCCGGCGCCGTCCGACAAGAGCACGATTCGTTCGGCCACTTCCTCGATCCGCTGCCGCTCACTCACCCCAAGGGCGGACAGCACGGCCTCCATCTGTTCACGCTGCTCCTTTTTCGGCTTCTTGGTGTCCAGGTCCGGCATGGCCAGACCGAATTCATCCACCATGAATTCACGGAACACCGCCGGCGGCAGGTGGCCCAGGAGCTTGCTCAGGTTTTCTGCATCGTTCATCTACATAACCCTCAAAGGTTTGGATCGGCTTGGTATCAGCCTCGACGGCCCCTTCTTCTTGTTGGGGTGTGCAGACCGATGGCGTTCGGTGTACCGAACGATTCCGATTGTCACGGAGCGGTTAGGAGTTTGTCAAGCAGGTACGAAATCGTTCGGCGCAGTGGTATTATTTTCGGACTGAAGCCAACATAATGAGGAAATACCGGTGCCATCGCCCCTGGGGGACAAGATCCGCGCATTGCGGAAGCAAAAGAAGCTCAGTCTGGAACAGTTGGCCGAACTGACCGACTCCAGCAAGAGCTACATCTGGGAGCTGGAGAACAAGGACGATCCGAAACCATCGGCCGAGAAGATCGGCAAGATTGCAGCCGTCCTCGATGTCACCACGGAGTTCCTGTTGACCGAGTCGGCCGCCACGCCGGACGAGCAAGTGCTCGATGAGGCCTTCTTCCGTAAGTACAAGAACATGTCCGAGCCGGACAAGAAGAAGATCCGCAAGATCCTCGATGCCTGGGAAAATGAATGACGGACGCGAAAAAGCCCATGGCCGAGGCCAATCGCATCTCGTCCATGCTCAATGCGGTGCTCGGTGCGGATCGCTTTCCGGTCAAGGTTGACGAACTGGCGCTGGAGTATTCCCGCCAGTGCTTTTCAGACTCGCCGATCGACACGGTTCGGGGCGAGGATCTGGAAGGTTTCGATGGTCTGCTGAAGGCCAACAAGGCGCGCTCGAAGTGGCTGGTCCTGTACAACAGCGCCACCCCGTCGGAGGGCCGCAAGCGCTTCACGATTGCACATGAGTTCGGCCACTACATCTTGCACCGCCACCAGCAGGACATTTTCGAGTGCGGCGACGGCGACATCGAAACGGGAGACAGCAACGAGCGCGACATCGAGGCAGAGGCGGACTTGTTTGCTTCGACCCTGCTGATGCCGCTGGACGACTTCCGGCGCCAAGTCGACGGCCAGCCGATCAGCTTCGATCTGCTGGGCCACTGCGCAGACCGCTATGGTGTATCGCTCACGGCCGCCGCCTTGCGCTGGACCGAGATTGCACCCAAACGAGCGGTGCTCGTGGCCAGTCGCGACGATCACATGCTGTGGGCCAAGTCGAACAAGGCGGCGCTGAAGTCTGGCGCCTACTTTGCGACCCGCAGGAACACCATCGAACTGCCGGGTGATGCGCTGGCGCACAGCAACAACGGCTGGGCCGGCAGCCAGCAACAGACGGCACAGGCGCAGCTCTGGTTTCCACGCGAACCGGAGAGCATGCAGGTCAATGAAATGATCAGGGTTGCCGGCCAATACGACTACACCCTGACCTTGCTACTGCTGCCTGAAGCCGAGTGGCAGGGAGCGCGCCACGACGACGAGGAGCCGGAGGAAGACACCTACGACCGGTTCATCCGCAACGGCCAGTATCCGGTTAGAAAGTAGGCGTTACCGCGCTTCAGTTTTCGCGCCAACCCGCACCAGCCCGCACGCATCCGAAACTCCCTCATGGTGTCGGCGGCGGTCCATCCGGACAATTTCACTGCATGTGAGTTTGACCGAGAGGACCGCCACCGATGCATCAAATCAACCATCTACCGCCCGAGCGGATGACGCCGGAGCAGCGTCGCCACGAGATCGCGTCACTGCTGGCCAACGGCCTGGCCCGTCTGCGTATCAGCGGTGCAGAACAGTCCGCACACATCGCCGAAGCGAGCGAGTTTGAGCTTGGCTTACTTGGCAACCAGCGCGTTCATTCAGACCCCGTCAACAAGACAACTACGGAGTCCAAATGAGCACGTCACTTTCAACGCCGCCATCGGTGGCAGCACAAATCGCCAGGTTGCCCGAGCTGCCCATGGCAGAGATCCGGGCCCTCTGGCAGAAGCTGGTCGGTGGCGACACGCCCACCCACAACCGCCAGTTCCTCGAACGCCGGATTGCCTACCGGCTGCAGGAGCTGGAGTTCCGCAAGGTCGACGCCAACCTGCTGGATCGCAACCAGCGTCGCATCGAATCACTGGTCGAAACCGGTAAGGTAAAGAAACGCGACCGCGATTACCGTCCGGCCGCCGGCACGGTGCTGGTCCGCGAGTACAAAGGCGTCGAATACCGCGTGATCGCGACCGCCGACGGCCAGTATGACTTTCAGGGGCGCATGTACCCGAGCCTGTCGATGATCGCCCGAGAAATCACCGGCATGCGCTGGTCAGGGCCACTGTTCTTCGGCCTCAAGCCGCCCTCCAATGCCAAGGCCAAGCCGTCCACCAAGAAGAGAGGTGGACGATGAGCGAAGTCTTGAAGCGCCGCATGCGCTGCGCGGTTTACACGCGCAAATCCACCGATGAGGGATTGGACCAGGAGTACAACTCCATCGACGCCCAGCGCGATGCCGGCCATGCATACATCGCCAGCCAACGCGCCGAAGGCTGGATTCCAGTAGCCGACGACTACGACGATCCGGCCTTCTCCGGTGGCAACATGGAGCGTCCGGCGCTGCGCCGCATGATGGCGGACATCGAGGCCGGCAAGATCGACGTGGTCGTAATCTACAAGATCGATCGCCTGACACGCAGCCTCGCGGACTTCTCCAAGATGGTCGAAGTGTTCGAGCGCTACGGCGTGTCGTTCGTGTCCGTCACCCAGCAGTTCAACACGACGACCTCCATGGGCAGGCTGATGCTGAACATCCTGCTGTCCTTCGCCCAGTTCGAGCGCGAGGTCACCGGCGAACGCATCCGCGACAAGATCGCAGCCACCAAGCGCAAGGGCATGTGGATGGGCGGCGTGCCACCACTGGGCTACGACGTCGAGAACAGCCGACTGGTGCCCAACGAACGCGAGGCCAAACTGATCCGGCACATATTCCAGCGCTTCGTTGAACTCGGCTCCAGTACGGCGCTGGTCAAGGAGCTGAAACTGGATGGCGTAACGTCGAAGGCGTGGACCACGCAAGACGGCAAGACGCGCGATGGTAGACCGATCGACAAGGGCCACATCTACAAGCTTCTCAGCAACCGAACCTACCTCGGTGAATTGAGGCACAAGGACCAGTGGTACCAGGCCGAACACCCGCCCATCATCAGCCGCGAACTGTGGGACAGCGTCCACGCGATCCTGGCCACCAATGGCCGGGTGCGCGGCAACGCAACGCGGGCAACCGTGGCGTATCTGCTCAAGGGCATCGTGTTCGGCAACGATGGTCGAGCACTGTCGCCGTGGCACACGACCAAGAAGAATGGCCGTCGGTACCGGTACTACGTGCCTCAGCGTGACGCCAAGGAGCACGCGGGCGCCTCAGGCCTGCCGCGCTTGCCGGCCGCCGAACTCGAGTCGGCGGTACTCGACCAATTGCGCGCGATCCTGCGTGCCCCGAATCTACTCGGCGACATGCTGCCGCAGGCGATCAAGATCGATCCGACCTTGGACGAGGCGAAGATCACCGTGGCCATGATCCGGCTCGACGCGATTTGGGATCAACTTTTCCCTGCTGAGCAGACGCGGATCGTCAAGCTGATGGTGGAAAAGGTCATCGTGTCTCCCAACGACCTTGAAGTGCGGCTGCGCGCCAACGGCATCGAGCGCCTGGTGCTGGAGTTCCGCCCGGAGCCAGCCAACCAACAAGAGGAGGCACTGGCATGAGCGACATCCGCATCCAGAAGACCGGCGAGCCGGACATCCTGCAGACCAGCGACGGCAGGCTGACCTTGTCCGTGCCGATCCAGATCAAACGCCGCAGCGGCCGCAAGTTGGTCACCCTGCCAAACGGCGAAACCGCGCCGGTCAGACCGTGGGACGTAGCACCGACATCCATCCAACTGGCGCTGGCCAGGGGGCACCGCTGGCTGGCGATGCTGGAATCAGGAGAGGCGAAGTCGTTGAAGGAGATCGCCACGCGGGAAGGCATCGACAACAGCTACGTCAGCCGCATGGTCAACCTGACGACGCTGGCACCCGACATCGTGGCGGCCATCCTGGACGACGCATTGCCGAACCACGTCACGCTGTTCGATCTGGCGGTCGATCCGCCGGCGCTGTGGGATGAGCAGCGTGCGCGGATTACCGGCTCAACGTCAGCCTGAGGTCACTGGTTGATCGTTGTTTCCAGATCGCGCAGGCGATCGACGATGGCATCGAAGGCGGGCGGCTCGCCGATGAACATGCCGGCACCGATCATGCGCTGGAAGTCATCGCGCAACGCGGCTAGTGCGGTGTCTTCGGGAATCAGTTTGATCTGCCCGGCCAGGCATGCCTCGTAGTTGGCGTAGCTCGCGTTGTAGAAGACCTTCTTGTGCTTGACGACATCCGCGAGCAGATCGCGATCGGCCACAGCGGCTTGCCCATGGGCAAGATCGGCCAGCATGGCCAGGTCGTACCAGTGGCGTGACAGACGTTCGGCGCCTGTGCGGAACTCGACGCGCTGACACTCGACGTGTATCAGCGTCGCCTTTTCCCAGAAGGTACGTGTCGGCGACAGCACACTGACCGCCGGCTGCGGGAATTCGAGTTCAGCGACATGTTCCGCAATGTCGGGCCGCACCACATGCTCCTCATTCGGCTCGGTGATGTTGCGGCCACCGAACTCGATCAGGACGCTGTTGCCCACATAGTCTCCTGGTGCCTCCAGAACGCTCGGGTAGTGCACCCGCATCTGCTCGCCGTCATCGCTGACTTCAAGCTGGAATGCATCGGCATCGAACTCGTCCGCCAGCATCTTCTGGAAGTGCGGCGCCACGACACCGTGGGCATAGCCGCGCACGAAGGACTTGAGATCCTCGCTGAACTTCTTCAGCCGATTGCGCGACACCCCTTCGGCAAATGGGTCGAAGGTTCCGTCCAGCCCTCGATAGTCGAGGGTGATGCCTACGTCCTCGGAGAAGCGTGCGATGGCTCCGAACACTTTGGAAAGTGAGGTGCCGCCCTTGAAGGCCATCGGCAGTCGACCGGGCATGGTGAACAGGGTCTGCAGCACCCAGCAGCCCCATACATCTTTTTCCAGTACGACGGGCGTGCGGGCAAGCTGCGGAGCCAGTGCCCGATAGATCTGGGACTGCTCTTGAGGCTTCAGATGCAGGAAGGACTCAGGCATGAACGGCCGTCCGCTCGCTCCGGAAGATGGCGTCGCTCATCCACGCGGGCATCGAGCTGGTGGCTGACTTCAGCACATCGAACTCGCTCGATCCCAGCTTGCGCCGAATCTTCTCGACGAGGGCTGGCGTTACTTCTTTCTTGCCGAGGTACCACATTGCCGCAAGCGCGAGCCCCGCAGGTCGGCCGGCCAGGGCCAGCTTGCGCTGGCAGACGTGCTGCAGTCGGATCTCCATCTTGCCCACACGGATGCGCTTCGACGGGCCGGATGTCACGAATACCGACTGGGTCGGAACCTGCGTGGTCAGTTCGAGCCGACGCGCCGCTTCGGCACCGTGAACCTGGACGACGGCACCCGTGGTCTTGGCAACGGTCTCGGCCACCTTCAGCGGCGAGGGGCTAACCTTGCCGACGAAACGGCTGACCTCAGGACGCACGAAGATGCCGCGCGTCACTCGCTCGATCGACCCTGCCTTGACGAGGCGCGACAGAGTCTGATCGACGGACGCACGCGTGCCGCACTCAAGGAACGCCCTTGGGGTGAAAGGCTCCCCGATCGGCATCGCCTCGATGCGCTCGCGAATCAGTTCGGCGGTCTTGGTCGTCGTGTTCATGTATGAAAATATATGCGAGTTTCTGACAAACTGCAAGTGCGATGGCTCGCTGGGGCAAGCGTGTGTCCCCTCCGGTGGCCAATGCCACAATCCAACCGCTTGATTCGTCCGCGCGTAACGCGTTGATATGTAAGGCTCGAAATTCGGGCCTTTGCGGACTTCGGGCCAGTTTCAGGGAGCGAGGTCGGAGCGAGGAATGCCCAGGAGAGAGTGGAATACGGCGCGAAACTGGCTGACGGGCTGACCGGCGAAGTCCGCAGGCTTCCTCAGGAACCCTCAACAACACGCGGGAACCCGCGCGATCAGGCAAGAAAAAACCCCAACCGAGAACGGTTGGGGTTTCAATATTGGTGG